GAATATAACGGAGTTTTCTAATTTAAGAAAAAATTGGTATTCATGTATAGAGGTTATTTGCGAAGGTGAATCGTATATCGGTAATATTATAACAGTAAATTATAGTGAAGGAATTGCAAATTTTAAACTATTAAATCGTATATAAATGGGATATATAAGCGGAAAAAGTATAGGAGATTTTAAAACGCCGGCACTCGAAAGCTCGGAGGATTGTGAATTGGATTTGGAATTAGATAGTAATATTATTACAAATGATTACGATGTAACCACGCCAGTTCCCGCTGGTAGCACATTACAATTTAGATTTGATAATGAGTACCCACTTTTAGCAAACGTGGAATACGAAATTAAATTCACTTTGCAACCAAACGATATAGTTACTTTTTATTATGATTATGATAGTGCCGTATCTTTTGTAAACACTGATACCGTAGCAAAAGAATATAAGTATTATCCGCGTGGTGGTTTATTTTTATTTGACCCTGCTTTTGTTTATTCAAATAATGGTTCGAGTATAAGACCTTTTAACCTACAAATTGGAGCAGTAGAAGCTTTAAAATTAGAAATAGAAGAATGCGATGGTACAATTAGCAATGAAAGGGTAAAACAAACAATTGAAAAAACAGAAACTACAGTTTTAATAACGTTCCCACAAATAATTGACGGTCAAAGTTACACGTCTACAGTAGAAACATTTACCTACGATTCAAACGTACCTACCGAAACCCCTTTTACATACACTGTAAGCGGAAAAATTAAACAAGTTAAAGTAACTACAGGAAGCGGTGTTGAAATTATAGACGGGTGCGGGTGCGAGGAATCATGCGGATATACAATTGAGGTAAAATTCACACAATTTTGTGGGGATGTTATAGATGTGAAACTTGCCGGCTGGCTCCAAGGTGGCACATACTCATTCGAAGGGGATGAATTTTCAGCATCAAACGGTAATACAATCGTTCCCGTACTTAGTAAATATGCGGTTTACGACCTTGTAATTGAAGCCACAACTGATAGCGGTTGGTTATACCTACATGATTTAATTGCAGAAAATGAGCGCATAACTATAAAAGGAATAGATTACGTATTCCAAAAAGAAACGATTGAAGCAAGTTGGAACTCGTTTTCTATTTATTCTCAATCAATCTTAAAAATCCGCAGAAAAGATACGATTAAGGTTATTCGTAGAAAGTGTTGTGGAAATGAAACACCACCCGAAGAAGAAGAGGAATAAAAAATATTTTGAATTAATTAATTTTTTGTATATTTGCAAAAATTTGTGAGTGGATTTAAAAATTATTATAAATAATAAAAATATATATCATGGCATTATGTGTTAACGCGTGTGCGAGTAATCTACTTAACCACACACTAAATTCTTGTTCATCTACTCGTTTAGGTGATATTCGTTCAATCGGTTTTATACTTTGTAAAGAAGTGTTTGATGCAATCGCAGCCGACCCTGAAGACCTTGCAAATTGGGAACTTTTAACAGACCCAGCCAAAAATCCGAACAATGTAAACGGTACATTTATTAACAACGTTCAAGTTGAAAGAACCTCGGAAATCTCATCTGTTGAGCGATTTGTTTCTGATGGTACGGAAAACCAAAAAGACGGGACTAACTATACTATCACTCTGACCGACCAGAATGTTTCGTGCCTTAACAATGCATTTTACGATAGTTTAGATGGGCAAACTGCTTACATTTCTTTACATTACAACGATGGCAGAATGGAAATCTCAGAAATGCCTTTTATCATTAATACAAGTATGCCGAGTGCTACAAAAAATACGGTTCAGACTTATGTAATTGAAATGCAAAAGAAATTCCCTGTTGGAAAAAGTTGGATTTGTATTGAAGATGCCCCTTCAATTAGTGCTATCAATTTCTAAAAATAATCATATGAAGATTTTTAAATGCGATTGTGGCAAACCAAAACGCCCTAAACCAGTAAAAAAACAGTGTTGTTAAATCAAACTTCTATAATAAAGGCTATAAATGCGGAGCGTAAAACCTCCGCATCGAGCCTCTATGTTTACTATTCAAATATATTTCCAAATGAAATATACAAGAAGCGACACCCGAATATGTCGGAAGAAGAATTGAATTATGTTAAAGAGAATTACAGAAACCCTGCAATGGTGGTCTTCTCGAAAGCATTAACAGAATTTAAAAAGATATTTAACGAAAAGAATTTTGAGTTTGAAATTCAAGATGAAGAGATTTTAAACTATTTCAATGATTATGAAATATTTGATTTCTTTAAAAACATTTACACTGATGGCGAAATAATAGAACCTGAAAGTGTTTTAACATTTCACATTAAAGAAGCTCCGATATCGGAGGATGGTAGGATAATACAAAATGAAAGGATACCAATACATCCTTATATTGTAAGTCCACAAAAGATAATTTACAAAGATAAAACTACTTTAATTTTCGAGGTTAAAGGCGAAAATAAGTATAACTATATAAAAATTGAAGAAGGATTAACCTATTCTTATTACTCATTTAATGACGTATTAAGAGATAGGGAGGTGCCACCTGTAATAACGATTCAAATACCTTTTGAGGGTCAATTTTGGAGACCAGTAGATGGGATAAAAGTAATCGAAAACAATGAGCTACATATAAAGTCATATTTTGACAAAGCGACTCCTAAATTAAAGGATATAATCTTTAATTCGATTGATAGGAGTATCATTGAGGCGAGGTTTAATTACCCTCAAGCTTGGAGGTATGCCGACACGTGTAACGAATGTAGCGGGGAAGGGGAATGCACCGATGTAGTTGATGACCAAGTTTGTCAAGTGCAATGTAAATCATGTAAAGGGTCTGGATTTAAAAACGAACCATCAATATTAAGAACCTTACAAGTGCCGTTTCCACGTCAAGGGATTGATACAGGAATAGCGCCACCATTTGCGGGTTTTTTAACACCACCAACCGAACCACAAAAGTATTTAACAGAAAGAATTGAAAAGGACCTAGAAATGGTTTTCGATTGGCTAAATGTAAGCTACTCAAATACTAATGTAAAAGGGTCTGAAACAGCGTTGGGTAAAATGATTGATAGAGAAGAGCGATACTCTACTTTATCTTTATTCACTCAGGATATGTTAGCTTCGATGCAATGGTTTATGAAGATGTGGGAAGGCTTAATGTTTGGAACTGAATCCATAAATGTAAGTGCTAACTTTGATTTCAAAGTAGTTAGCTTAACAGAGCAAAACGCTACTTATACGGAGTTACTAAAAGAAAGCGCACCACTATATATTTTACAAGGATTACTTTATGATATCTATAAGAAACGTGGCGAATTAGAATTGTTTGAAATAGTAGATAAATATTATTTATATCTAAATTTCACTGATTTAAGAAATGCGGTTGCAAGTGGAATAATTACTAAAAAAGCAGCAGTAATTTCAATGTATTGTCAAAAATGGGTTTATACCGAAGGAATTAATATAAACAACGCTGGCGATATATTTTCAGAACTTGCAGATGAAATCTTAATGACCGAAATCATAATCTAATGGATTTTGAAAAATTACTAGAAAAATTAATAAAAGAACTTTATGAAAATGATATGCTTAAGCTGGAAAAAATTGACCAGATTGATGACTTCATTGATAAAGTTTTAAAAGAAGAAGGTTACCTTGACTACATACGTTCGTTTAAAAGCGATTTTAACAGCGCGGTAAAAGAAACACTAAAAGCATTCGGCGAAACGTCTTCAGCGGGCTTAAAAGCATTAGAAGATGCAAGTTTAAAAAACTTTTACCGAAATATGCAAACGGTAATTGATACCGAAATCAAACAAAAGATTAGAGATTCCATTTTACTTTATAATAACGAGGGTAACTTAGCTACGTTTCGGCAAACAATTACGGGATTAATTGATACGGGTAAAATTACTAATAACATAGCTGCAAGGGCTGATGATTTTGTAACGATATTCAAAAGAACTTCCACTATTACACTTGGAAATGAAAAAGGGGTTAAATATTATCGTTATGTGGGCGGTACAATAGACAGTAGCAGGTGCTTTTGTGAAAGGAGGGTAAATAATATATACGATAAAAAAGAGATTGAAAATTGGAGCAAAACTGATTGGGATGGTAAAATATCGGGGACAAATAAAGTAAGTATATTTAGTCTATGTGGCGGCTGGTCATGCAGACATTCATTAGTCCCGATAAGCGAAAAAAGAGCCTTATCCGAAGGCATTAATAAATATAATTCTGTAGGGTGTAATGAAAAGCGACCTAAAAAGAAAAAGAAATAATTGTAAAAAATAGTTAAAAAATATACTATTTTGTAAAAAAGTTTTATATTTGCATAAAATTTAAAACTTATGAATGATTATCAACAATTTTTAGAACGAAAAAGGCATAGCATAGGAAACTATGGCTTTAAAGCAAATTACATTCCTGATATAGCTTTTGACTTTCAAAAACACGTTATAGAAAAAGCAATTGAAAAAGGTCGAATAGCAGTATTTTTAGATACAGGACTTGGCAAAACTTTAGTACAATTATCTATTGCAAAAAACATCGTAAACCACACTAATAAAAAGGTTTTAATATTGACACCTTTGGCGGTTGCATTTCAATTTGTTTTAGAAGCTGAAAAATTAGGTATTGAAGACGTAGAATATTCAAAAGACGGAAAACATACTAAAAAAATAGTTATTTGTAACTATGAACGTTTACATTATTTTGATTCAAATGATTTTGAGGGTGTTATTTTAGATGAAAGCTCAATATTAAAAAACTTTGACGGCAAAATAAAAAACTCAATTACAGCTTTTATAAAAAAAATACCGTATAGATTTTTGAGTACAGCGACTCCAAGTCCTAATGATTTTATAGAACTAGGTACAAGCTCTGAAGCTCTAGGATATATGGGATATATGGATATGCTTACAAAATTCTTTAAAAACAATCAAAACGATACTGGAGGAAATAATAATATAGGCGAAAAGTTTTATTTAAAGCCACACGCTGAAAAAGATTTTTTTGCGTGGGTAAATCAATGGTCAATTATGGCAAAGATGCCTAGCGATTTAGGATTTAGCAATGACCGATACAATTTACCTGAATTGATAGTAAATAAGCACGTTGTTAAAAATCAAAGTATGTTTGATTCAAATGGTCAAATGTTATTATTTACACCTATTGCAAAATCAATGACCGAAGTAAGACACGAGCAAAAACAAACAGAAGAAAAAAGATGTGAAAAGGCTATTGAATTGGCAAATGGCAAAACTTCTGTTTATTGGTGTAATACAAATAATGAAAGCAGTATTTTAAAGGAACTTGACAAAAATGCTGTTGAAATTATAGGTAGCCAATCAATTGACAAAAAAGAAGAAATACTTTTGGCTTTTGCAAATGGAGAAATTGAAAGATTGATTACAAAGGCAAAAATGACATCAATGGGTTTAAATTGGCAACATTGCAATCACTCGGTATTTTTTCCAACTTGGAGTTATGAACAATACTACCAAGCTATTAGACGTTTTTGGAGGTTTGGACAAAAAAATGATGTAGTTATAGATATGGTTATTTCAGACGGACAAACAAGGGTTTTAGAAGCCTTGCAACAAAAAACGCAAAAAGCAATTGAACTACATAAAAATTTAACTGAAAATGTAAATCGTAGTTTTGAACATAAGAAAAAAGAATTTAATAAAGAAATAATTAAACCAAATTTTATATAACAATTTAAAAATAAAAAAAATGGAAAATTTAGTAAAAGACCAATTGGTAACAGAAAATTATGCAATCTATAATAGTGATTGTATGGAAGTTATACCTACATTAAATGATCAAAGTATCGATTTATCGGTTTATAGCCCTCCGTTTGGAGATTTATATACATATTCAAGTTCCGAAAGAGATATGAGTAATGTATCTAGTCACGAAGAATTTTTAAAACAATATGAGTTTTTAATAAAAGAAATGGAAAGAGTTACAAAAAATGGAAGAATAAATGCTATACATTGTACAGATTTATTCAAATATAATGGCGCATTAAGTGATTTTCCAAGTGAAATAATAAAACTTCACGAAAAACACGGATTTACCTATATGAGTAGAATTACAATTTGGAAAGAACCGCTACAAGTTAGATTAAAAACAATGGTTCAATCACTGATGCATAAATATATAGTTGAAGATAGTACAAAGTGTTATCCAGCAATGCCAGATTATATATTATTATTTAAGAAAAAAGGTGAAAATAAAGTACCCGTAGAACATCCATTTGGATTAACCCATTATGCAGGAGAAACTCCAATTTTACCTAATATGTTAAGAGCGTGGAATAATGCAAACAATACAAACTTTACAGAAAACGAATTGTGGGAACATCTTTTAAAAACAAAAGAAAATAATAAAATAAGTAAGTTGAATCATTATATTTGGCAAAGATATGCTTCTAGCGTTTGGGATGACATAAGAGTAGAAAATTGTTTACCATTTAGAAATGCTAAAGAAGAAGACGATGAAAAACATATAACCCCAACTCAATTAGATGTAATTGATAGAATAATTGACTTATACTCAAATCCAAATGAAGTAGTTTTGAGTCCATTTATGGGGTGCGGTAGTGATGTTTACAGCCCCGTTTCAATGGGTCGCAAAGCAATAGGAATAGAGCTAAAAGATAGCTACTATAAACAAGCTATTTTAAACTTAAAAGAAGCCGAAAAAAGATTTAAAAATAAAAAAGGTTCTCAATTACAATTATTCTAAATTAAAGCCTCTTTATAGGGGCTTTTTATTATTTTAATTAACAAAAAAGTAAAAAAGTATTTGCATTAAAAATAAATATCTTATCTTTGCATAAAATTTAAAACTTAAATATGAAAAAACAATTATTAATCGACAATTCCTTAAACGTTTTTGCTCTAATACTAATGGTAATAGTACTTTTACCTTACGAGCTTAAGCCTTTTACAATTCCAAACGTTTTATTTTTTATAGTAGCGCTTTTAAGTGCTAAAATTTACTTTAAATTAAAAAGATATGTACGAATATAATAATGAATCCCTAACTTTTATAGAGCGAAACGACCATGAAATAAAACTAAAAAAGAAAAATAATTTGATTATAATTCTTTCAATTGTTTGTTTATCCTTGCTTTATTTTAATTATTTAGCCTATTCAATGTTAGGAGATTATCAAAAAAAAGAGCATCAAATTGAGGTGTTAAATGATAGTATTCAAAAGAAGAATTTAAAAGTAGTGGATTCGTATATAGAAAGCCTACCATTCAAGAATAAAACCTTGATTAAGAGGCAATACAGATTAGAAAGTAATTATTTAAAATCTAGTTTGGTTAGTACAAACTGCAATTTATTTGGGATGAAAGCAAGCTCAAGAAAGCACACGTATAAGAACATTAAAAATGGCTACGCTAACTATTCCACTTGGCAAATGAGCGTATTAGATAGATTGATGTACGAGATTTATGTAGGCACTTCTTTAAAAGGCTACGCTGAAGATTCAAATTACTTTGAAAAGCTAAATAAAATTAAATTATAACGGCTGACAATAACCGTCAGGTGGGGATTTAATTGCACCGACCTTTCAAACTGACGTAAAGCTCAATAGGTGCAGATAGCTTCAATGTGGCACATCGTCCCCACTTGCGGTTATTGTTTGTTATAGGGCGTTTATTTTACAATTATGACAGAATCAGACAGAAAGTATTACGAAGCAAGAGAACGTGAAGATGCTAAAAGGGCAAAAGCGTTATCAAAAGCCGCTTATCGTGGCGAAAAATCAGTTGAATGGCACAAGACTAATCAACTCACGGCAGCAACTTTGCCCGACTTCAAAAAGGCAATGAAACAAGCTGATAAGGAATGGGAGTCTTTAAATGCCCTATAACGTTTTGCGGCTAACCGAAGGCGGTGATTTAACAGAATAAATTAACTTAAAAAAACAAAACAATGGAA